AATATTATACGGATGGCCGCCACGTGTGCGATGAGGATTAATAGTTCTATAGAGGCTTCTAGTATATAAGTGTACCCAAATCACCGATTGCAGTAGAGTTTTAGACAGACCCCAATCGGTGATCAACATCTTATTACAAAAATGCCACTCCCCAAAAAATTTCTTATTAATTCTAAGAATTATTTTATAACATATCCACATTGCTCTTTATCCAAGGAAGAAGCACTTTCCCAATTGTTAGCTCTAAAAACACCTACCAACATAAAGTTCATCCGAATAACTCGAGAACTCCACGAAGATGGGGAACCTCATCTCCACGTGCTCATCCAATTCGAAGGAAAATACAGATGCACAAACTGTAGATTCTTCGACATGGTATCCCCAACCAGATCAACACATTTCCATCCGAACGTTCAGGGAGCTAAATCCTCATCTGACGTCAAAACCTATATGGAGAAAGACGGAGACTTCATTGATCATGGAGTTTTCCAGATCGACGGCAGATCAGCTCGAGGAGGTCAGCAATCTGCCAACGACACGTATGCCAAGGTCCTCAACGCAGGATCCGTCATGGAGGCCCTCAATATATTAAGGGAGGAGCAACCGAAAGACTTCGTCCTTCAACAACACAACATACGTTCTAATTTAGAACGTATTTTTCAGAAGGCTCCGGAACCATGGGTTCCTCCGTTTCCCCTCTCCTCCTTTACAGAGGTTCCGGATGAGATGCAAGAGTGGGCTGATGATTATTTTGGTAGGGATCCCGCTGCGCGGCCGGAGAGACCTATTAGTATAATCATCGAGGGTGACTCAAGGACGGGGAAGACGATGTGGGCGCGTGTATTAGGCCCACATAACTATTTAAGTGGACACCTTGATTTTAATTCTAGGGTTTACTCAAACGAAGCGGAGTACAACGTCATTGATGACGTCACACCGCAATATCTAAAGATGAAGCATTGGAAAGAGCTCATTGGGGCCCAACGGGACTGGCAATCAAACTGCAAATACGGAAAGCCAGTTCAAATTAAAGGGGGCATTCCATCAATCGTGCTCTGCAATCCAGGAGAGGGGGCCAGCTATAAAGATTTTCTCGACAAAGAGGAAAACACATCCCTCCAAAACTGGACACTGCACAATGCAAAATTCATCTTCCTCGACACCCCCCTCTATAAAACGACAGCACAGGATAGCTAAAAAGAGGGTCATTCGACGCAAGCGCATAGACCTAAACTGTGGCTGCACCATATACCAACACATCGACTGCGTCGGCAATGGATTCACGCACCGGGGAACTCATCACTGCACATCAGGCACAGAATGGCGCGTTTATCTGGGAGGTCCAAAATCCCCTCTATTTCAAGATAACAAACGTAGAGAACCCGATACACACGAACACAAGGATCTACCACATTCAGATACGGTTCAACCACAACCTGAGGAGAGCGTTGGATCTCCACAAGTGCTTCCTCAACTTCCAAATCTGGACGACGTCAACGACAGCTTCTGGGACGACTTATTTAAATAGGTTTAGTGATTTAGTTAATATGTATTTAGATCGTTTAGGGGTCATTTCTATTAATAATGTAATTAGAGCTGTTCAGTTCGCAACAGACAAACCGTATGTAAATTATGTACTCGAAGATCATTCAATAAAATTTAAACTTTATTAATTTGTTATCGAATCATAAAAATAGATCCGAATTTTTAAGGTAGCATACACGGGGTTAGAGGCATGAGTACATGCCATATACAATAAGAGGGCGTTCTCCGTATGGTTCTCGTATTTCCCTGCCTCCTGATGGTTGTACACCACATGGTTGCTGACCTTCCAGAACCTCTTGACAATAGCCTGCTCGTTGCTGGCGTATTGTCCACCGGTAACCTTGGCATAGAACCTGTGCAGGACCTGGTAACGATCGCGAAGATCGTTCTTCACCGTGGCAGTACTGGGCTCGTTGTCAAACATGTTGAACACCTGGCCAAAATCCATGGGCGTACCATACGGTCTCCTATCCCTAACTAACCAGAACATCACACTATTCGTGTGGTTCTTCAACTTGATGTTGTCATCCATCCAGACCTTGCCTAATATATACACAGACTTGACACAAAAACGTTTACCCACACGGTGGGTAATACCGTTACCACGAGTGACGTCGGAAATACACATCACCTTCCCAGTATGAGAGACATCGTGACGCTGCTCATAAGATTGGACCTTACATGGGCCTTCGCATCCCTTTGGTACATCGGGGGTTCTATACATCCGATATATTCTGGGCTTCCTGTACATGGGCCTGTTAACCCAGGCCTGGGCCTTGTCTGACTTTGACCCAATTCCTCCACGAGGGGAGTAATTGGCGGACCGACTAACCTTCGAGGTACCCGCCATTGAGCGCCATGGGGCATCACGCTTAGGCATTATGAATTAAAGATGGTATAACCATACAAGGAGGGACCATTTATAAAGATTACCAAACTTAGTGACCAAGTATTTTTAAATAATTAGGCTTTCAGGACCACTTCTGATTGGACGGTCATATTTGTCATTTAGTGACTGGACCACACAGTAAATTACAAAGAAATGATTCACGGAGCGGGTCAAAAAAAACCCACGCGGCCATCCGGT